TGGCGGAGCGACCCCAAAACTTTATAGATTTGGGTCGCAAACACACTCGCAATGCAACTATGTCCTTAGCATTGACAATTGAAATCCGAACATAGTTTTGCTTACCCAAGGCACCAGATGGCGTCGCACCAGCGTAAGACCCCAAGAAAATAGGAATCTCTGCTTCGGTACGCCGCAAATCATAAATCTGGGCCTGACCTTGCCAGTAAGCACCCCAATCTCTATAGTTAGTGGTAATGGAAACACTACCCTCCTGGGCTTGGGCCTGTTTAGACCTTGACCAAGAAATGCAGAGATCCACCTCACCATAGTGCCAGCCAGTGGCCGCAACAAGCCAAGAGAGGGGATTCGATGCGAGCGTCACAGTTGCGTCCTTAGAGGCGAAGTCATGAATGTATCCAGGGATATCAAAATTGACCACGCCAGTGTTCGCATCTGGTTTCAAATTGGTTAAAGTAAACCAATTATAAAGCTCCGCACTAGAAAACATAGGAGGATGCACTTGCAAGTCAGGTCGCCAAGTATCTATATGAACAATAAATTCATACGACCCAACGTGCGCATCAGGAGCAACAGGACCGGCCAATGGTAAAATGCCAAGCAGGCCAAAGCCTTCCTCTGTCGTAGAGGCAGAGTGGAGCCTGGACTTGATAGCAATTTCAAATCGGCCATCCCCATGCATGATTTGATGTGGACCCCACAATACCTGACGTAAGGTTGGTGGGGTATTCGCATGCTCCCACGGAAAAATAACAAAAGAAGCGGAACAAAACAATGATGAAACACTCTTGACACTTCCGCTTATAGTGCCAGACCACCCCAAATTCCTAGACATAACTGCCCGAGAGTATGAGATGGCGTGCTTCTTAGAATGCTTGATAGGACCTCCAAAATTATAGGATATGGACAACATGGAGGTCGACCCATCAAGTTTTATTTCTTTCGCCTCATAATATCTATCAATGGCGAAAGTGTCACCCAATTGAATAGGCCACGTCATAGTTGGATCTAACTCAAATCGATCAATGACGGGCCCCATGTCCACGTGCATAGTAACAATACACTGCCAATCAGCAGCCATCGTCACCTGATTTGTGGAGGCAACAAAGAAGTACAATGTGGGCTGGGTAACTACATTTGCCCAATTGCACAACCCATGTCCTGTAAGTTCCCCATAGTTGAACTGCCATTCATGCACATCTGCATCTTTAAGCATGAAAACTTTAGTAGGCAGCTCAAACATCTCAGAGGGTGGACATTCATTCCCGAGCGCTGGTAAATCTATGCGTTTATAATCATCAAAGGTGCACGCTATAGACAAACCTGCAAAGGCATTGCGTGGGGCATGCATCCTCACTGTAAAAGTGGGGTTTACAATGCCCTTTGCACACCACTCTTGGGAATGCAAGCCACCATAATCCATAATGGCTTGACGAATGTCAAAAGTTCCAAGATGTTTTCCTTTTTTTGCATCCTTGGGAACCTTAAAGGACAATGTCCCACAGCAGGTGGGATCAGGAACAACCGTCACAGCACACATCAAATGCGCAGTGCTAGCAGAACTGTGACGTGGTTTGGATGTAAGGGAGTCAAAATTGGCATTCCCATCTTCATAAGTTTTAACAACTGGCGGGAGCACAGTTCTACCAGTGTTGCCACTAAAAGAAGTGGTGCCAATTCGCATAGACCTAGTCTTGTGTAATGGCTGTTGTGCGTTCTGAAAAGTTCGCACAACAGGCCGTGGCCTAGTTTCTAGGTTTATGACGGGGAAATCCTCTAATTGTTGGTCCATTTCCTTTTCAATTGTGCCGAGTACCCCGATACCGGCATGGACCCTCTTACCAAGATTCTCATTGCGCTTGAGAATCTGGTCCCAACTCTCACGAACCCGGGTTGCAGTTGTGAAAGAGTTGTTGGAATACTCTTGAAATTCAAGAGTCCCATAACTCATCATTAAAGTACCGGGCTGGTAAGACTGAACACCATGAAAATATGTAACAATGTAAAGGCAATCAAGAATGCCCTGATCATGTTCAATCTCAGAGAGAGGGATGGTAACAAGTGGAAGAGACAGCACCTTGGATTTTTCTCGTCCAAGGTCCATGTAATTCGCACAAAGTGCTGCCTCCTGTGGATCATCAGTGCGCCCATCCATGATAGTCATGAACGCAACTATGGGCGCACCATACGGCATATAGGAAGTAACCCCAATGTCTAGAGAGACATTTTTGGAGTTCTTCCACCCCTTCTCAAGCAGCTTCCTAGCTGCTTCCTCAGACATGCGTGGAAGGGCAGACACGCACATCTGCAACGTCCCATCAGGGCGGGTGCCTGGATACCGAACGACTTCATGTTCAGTGGGCATTAAAACGTCCACCAGAGTTCGGTCTCGCTTATGCGCCATGAAACGCTTCGCAAGACTGAGACGGTGGAAGACATCCGCCTCTGTCAAATGCACCCCCTCATCAAAGGAGATGCGGTTTTCCTCGGCCCCTTTAATTTCTTTGCGTTTTTGGGCCAAGGCCTGACTCACCTCCTTAGGGGTCAGGATTTTTCCAGACTGACGAGCTTCAGTAAGCATGCTCGTCATTTCTTGCACATCCCCAGTGGAAGCACAGCAAGCCATAAAGGCAGGCTGCTGAATGCAGCTCTCAATCAAAACCTGCCTACAAGTGGAGGCAGCGCGGAAGAAAGAGAGGGCCGCAGAGGCTCGGGTCTGTGGGAAAGGTGCACCAACAGGCTGGTACACCTCATCAAAAGGAGGGGGAGCAACCACTCTAAAGTTGTTGCGCACAAAGGGCGCAAACTTAGGCAGTGGAGGTGGTTGCGGGATGCGTGGAGGAGGGGCCACCACATTGTAGCGGCACCCCTTCCACACAAAGGGTGGAGGGAGGGGGGGGGGTTTTGGAATACCCCAGCCTGGAGGGGCCGGAGCAGGGAAACAAGCACCGGGCAGGGATGCCTCAAACAAAGCCCGCTGCTCACGGAGAGCAGCCCGGAGCGCCTTGCGCTAGCAGTGTTGGCCACATGTTGGCCAACGAAGTGGAACAATTGTTCCACATTTCTCGCATCAACGGCAATGCCGTTGTGCTCAGCAACCCTGGTCATTGCCAGGGCAAACAAGTCAGGCGCATCAGCCTGCTTGCAGTACTTCCGGGCAGCAGTCCGGAAGAAGGAGAGGGCGCGTTGGACGCGGGTGAGAGCCGCGGCCGGAGAAGTGGGCGGGAGAGATCCCGACTGAAGAGCCTGGATATGAGGAGGAGTGGTGGCATCAACTTGCCACAAGAGAGGCTCCATTGGAGCAGAAAGAAAATGTGGGCACCAGAAGGTAGGAAATTTCAGAATCGCAATTTTGGACAATTAAAATAAAAAGAGAGTAGAAGAACAACGTAAC